GTTTTTACATCTTTGTATACTCTGTCACTCATTATAATTATTTATTCATCACCGAAACATTTAGCCAAAAAAAACGACTCTTCAGCATCACCTGTAAGAGTCGAAAAATTGTTTTTATCGCCGGGTGTATCATTTCACCGGCTCTGAGTCCTGAATACTAGAAGTACTTGGAACTTGCACCTGGTGTGAACGTTACGCCTAAGTTTTTGATAATGATCACATGATAGTAAAGCTCAGCACCGAAGATGTTGTCAACAACACCGTAACGGGTAAGCATACCTACACGTGGAGCAAAATCATTAGGACCAATAGTTCTTTGAACCATCACAGGGATGTACGGGCAATAGATAATACCAGTATCGTAGAATTCTGGGCCTTTGTATCCAAGCAACACATAGTTCAACTCGTTAGTACGATGTTGTCCATTGGGTAACTTGTGATAATCAGGTTTACCAGCATTTCCGAGATACTGAGCTTCAGTACGAGTGTCGCGATATACGTTAAAACGACCACCGAGATTACCTACGCGGGCGATTCCAACCGGTTGAGTGTTGACGTTACCTTGTACTTGCATCCACTGAAATTCAGGGAGCATCTCAAGAATAGCGGCAACTTTAGGTGTAGCAACTAAAAAGTTAGCGGCACCACGACGGTTACGAATAGCAATACGATTGGCTTCAACGATGATTTTAGCATATAAGTCACGATTACGTTCTGCTAACCAGCGTCCATCAGCTGTGGAGGGTTCCCATGTGCTGTATCCTTGTCCGGATCCTGCATTGAGTGCTACTTGAACCATTCTCATGAGCATTTCACGATCGATTTCGGCTTGAATTTCGTACGACATAGCGTTGGTCAATTCAGTGTCGATATCAATACCGTTCATGTTCTTGAGGTCTTGTTCGAGTTCTACACTCCATTTTGCTCCAAGGCGCCTTGTTCCAGCTTCAACAGCTGTCTTCTCGAAAGAAACTTCCATTTGAGGAATGTTACTTGTGAGTTCAAAGTCCTTGAGAATCTTTGCAACACCATCATCACCTTCTCCGAATTCGAAGTCTGATCCGGCACCAAGACCGCTGAGGCCTCCAGCACTGGTTCCAGTGAAGCGAGTGTCAAGATAGTTGTAACCTACTTCTTTTCCGTCGGCAGGTGCGCGAGCTGGATCTGGTGAACAGTTGCTATCACTATCATTACAAGTGCCGTCACCGCCAAGGGCGTCAGCTTCGTATTTGTAGCGAAGAGCAAATGCAAGACCAACTGGACCACTCATGGGCTGAACACCAACGATTTCGTTTGTGATCAACTCAGGAAACGTACGACGAATCATCGGAATGAGGATTTTTGGTAGACGTGTGTCACCGGCGGCATAATTGTCACCAGCGCGAGGAATGTTGGTTGTGGATTGACCAATGGTCCCACCACCAAAAACTCCGCCTTGTCCTGCCACGTTCGCTTCATTCAAACACCATGCTTCTTGGTTTTCCAAGAGGATGGCGGTGTTGAGACGATCGTGATCATTCTCGATAGCAGCTACATTATCAGAAGTGTAATCCAACACAGGGTTCCATTTTTCCAAGAGTACTTTCGCACGATCTTGGTCAATGTATGCGGGTGAAGGTTTTACTGACATAGTTTTTGTTCTCCTTTTTTGCTTTGACTCAGGTTATAGTAACCTCAACATATAAAGTTCAGACGCACTTAGGTGCGTTTAAGTTCCTCCATGTAGTTTGTCAAGAGTGGGTTACCGGTTTCGGTGGTTGACTCTTGCAAGACCTCGTTAGATTCTTCTGGTTGCTCTTGTGCTTGTTCAGAGATGATCTGTTTTGTAGGTCTGTCTACTTTTGATTTTGTTTCTTCAACTTCTTGTTTGTAAGAAGCTAATCGGTCTTGTTCTGTTTTCTCCAGAAGACTCAATGTGTAATCAAAATTCTCTTCAATAAATTTAGGTGTCTTGTTACCCAACACTTTGTAAAGATATTTTCTTTTGTTGGATGGTAACTCTTTGGTTTTTTGCTCCAACAACAGATCAGACTTGGCTTTCAGCAGCTCTTTTTCCATTTGTTGTTTTTGCTCGTTCAATTGAGCTACTTCTGAACCGAG